GAAGTAGCACGAGCAGTATTTGTCATAGCCATTGCTGTTTTCCATATTTGAGTAATACCATACTGAGTACTATATGGCTGGTCTTTCCATGTTTCAGGATATCCACTTCCTTCATCATGTGCTGAACCAACTACATAAGAACGGTTAGCTTCTAGCTCACCAGCAATGCTTCTATCAGAAACTTGCTCATCATTATCAGTTGCAGTACCAACACCACCAGCAGATGGAGTATTATTATAGAATGATGCAAATTCTAAAGCACCACTATCATATTTAACAATAGTACCTTCTAGAGCAACGCATTCTTTTGCAGCACCACCTGAAGTTTTACTTAAACCAGATGTAACTGTTTCAACTTTCAGAAGCTGATAACCAGCAGTACCAGTATCAGTTGGACTTGCTTTACCAGGTATTTTAACTATTTGCCCAGGTAAAAAGAACTTTGGTTCTGTACCAGAATCACCAACATCTATTTTATTACTACCGTTATTATTATATACATTTTGAATATTGCCAGTATTTTTGTAGTCGGTCGCCATATATACTTTCATTTTTTGACCAGACGCACTTAAAGCTGTTCCTGTATCAGATTGGTCCATTTCTGAATCGGTAAACGAATCTGAACCTCCTGAAACATGACCTATTACATATGCATATCTTTTATGGTACGAACCTCTTTTTTCAGTAAATTTGAAAGAAGGGTCGTCCGTAGGTTTTTTACTTACTTTGCTCACAAAACGAAAAAATGGGTCTTGTGCTATTGCTAATTCTGAAACTCTGTCGCCAAAGTTATACTTTCTACGTAAATCACCAGTATCCACATTACTTGTCGCGGAACCTGGTCCGTTTGCCAGAACGTCAGTAGCCCCCAATTCGCTCAGTTGAACGTAATCATTTAAAGCCATTATTGACTCCTTTTTATTTTGGGTTAATGTTTAACTAAGGAATCAAAAATAATTCTTTAGCCAAACAGCTCTTCTATATTCCCATCAGAACTTAACAGAGCTTCAAATACATCGTCATTTTGATTTGATTTAGCTCCTGCATTATTCGATGAGCCTTGGCTAGCAGGTATGTCACGAACATTCTTCATTTGATTAAGCATATCAGCCTTTGTTGCATTAGCAACATTTTGATTGACCTTGCCTCTATTAACAAGCATATACATATCATCAAAACTTAAACCTTGTTGTGAAAATTTTGTTTGGGCCTCTGTTACAAATGCGGAGAATTCTTCTTCCGTCATCGAGTGCTTAGCTTTAAAATCTTCAGCTTTTTGCCTAAGTGCAACTTTTTGTTGTGCTTGTTGTGCTTTAACCTGTTCATTCTGGAGGATTTCATTTGCTCTTTTTTGAACAACTCCATCAACCATTGTATTGAACACTTTTCTTGATTTAGAATCTGGGTCTGCTACCATATCTTCGGTATCAAATTCAAAATCCTCATCAAGGTTCAATTGTTCTTTTACATTTCCAGGAACAGCACCACCTTTTTCAAAATAGTTCCTTACATGACTTACCAAGCCACTATCTTTTTTCATCGCATCCAACACTGGAATAAAAGGTTTCAACTCATTAAGTTGGGCTCTTAAACCTTGTGCCTCGCGACTGGAATCACTGTAACGCTTCTTTAGATTATCTATATCAGCGTTTTGTGAACCCTCTGCCTGAGCTGTTACGTTATTGGAGTCCTGCGGTGCAGGAGTTACCTCAGCTTCAGTTACTGGCGTATCTTGAACCATGCTATTAACATCTTGTTCAAGTGCATTAAAGAAATCATCACTCTCAGAGCCATTAGCTGGGTTGCCTTGAGTGTTATCTTTTAAATCCATAGTTTCTCCTATATTTTAAATCTTAATTTAAAACTAAAAACCTTTAACCTCCAAAGGTTTATTTGATTCAGTTGTAATTTTATCTGCTTCGTCCTTCATTTTTCTTAAATGCTTTTGTTGAGCGATAGACTCAAGCTCTTCTTTCATAATTCTAGACTTGCTTGCTTCCTTCTGTTTATTCACCTCAACATCACTCTGCATAACTTTATTTTTAATATTCGATTGAACAATTTGTCTTTCAAGAGTCTCATTAGTACCTTTCTCTTTCTTGAGCTGTTCTTCAAGAGATGCTACTTGGCTTTGAAGTTGAGCATATAAACTTTTTCTCTTAACAATGCTTTCTTTATTTTTAATATCTGTCTCGGCCAATACCGCTACATCATCTACAACTCCTAGATTCATTAATTGTTTTAATTCTTCTAAGTAAGCCCATCTATTAACAGGTAATGTTGAACCTGCTATAATTCTTATATCGAATTTAGCCGCACTATAATCTCTCCACTTTCCAATAGCTTGACCAAAGTCATTATACATTGGAACATTTATCTCTACAGTGCGTTCTTCAGTAATAGCATTAGGCTGAACAATCCTAAATACTTTATGTGCAGTATATATTACTTGAGAATATTCTTTAATAACTTCTCCAAGCTGTCTTAATGCTGGTTCAATAGAATGCTTTAACCAATATTTAATTCTTCTAGTTCCATACTCATCCATAGCAAGCATTCCACGGTAAGGCATATCTCCAGTTGCTCCAGTATCACCTTGCATTGAAGAATAAATTCCTGCTAAGTATTCCATATCTTGTTTTCCTTGATTAACTAAACCAAAAAAAGCATTGTTTAATTGAAATGGTTGCACAGGTACAGGAGGTTCATATCCTTGCCTCTTAGGCAGCAATGCCCCAGGGGCAGAAGAATACCTTTCCCAGTAATCAGTATCAATACTTCCCTCTTCATACATCCATCTTAAACTACTACCAAGAGATGCATTATGAATCATTAACTGATGAGCTTTATTCATTTCTCTTTGTTTGCCTACTAAAGGCGAAACTGCTGACATTGGAAACGGAGTCCCAGTCCACTTATAATGAAATGGAATAAGCGGGTATTGCTGTAAGGGCAAATGTTTTACATATAAAGTTTTATCTCCAATAACACAAGTCAATTTAATTCTATCTTCATGATATCTTATAGCTTCAATGATATTTTTCTTCATATCCTTATTCTCTAAGATGATATCGTATTCTTTTTTACTAACAATTTTATTTTCAACCTTAGAAGCTTCTTCTTGCAATCTATTCTCTACCTCTATTTGATAAGACTGTAATTGAGCTTCCATCTGCTCTTGTGCTTTTTGCAATTCAAGATTCATTCTCTCCTCAATCATCTTTCCTTCTTTTACAGCTTGCATCATTTGAATTTGTTGTTCTTTAAAAGCAACCATCATTTCTTGTTGCATTTTTTGAACTTCCATTTGAGCTTGCTCTTTTATCTGATTGATTACTGATTTATCAGGAGGTATTCTATAAAAAACATTTACGAAAGGCATTTTTACCTTTTCGTAACATTCGAAAAACTCTACTAACTCATTTTCTTTTTCACTATAAACTGAATTATTTGAATCCATTTCTTTATAATGAAAATCATGCTGGTCATTATCTGTAGCCTTCATAGACATATTGTCGTATGAATCCTGATTAGAAGATGCTGCCATAATCTTGCGTTTGCTATCAGGAAACTGGTTTATTAGATGACCTTTAGGTAGGATTTTTCGGATAAGAATATAAGCAGCATCTCTAAATAAAATATCTCTAGACTTATTATCTATAAAAACATCAAACGGGTCTGGCTGTTGAATAACTACTTCACCCATACCTCTATCTGCATTAGGGTCTACAGTAACAAGCAAGTATCCTAAGCTTTTTGTAACTGCATCATTAATAGCATTTGAAAGTAAAACATCAGCAGATGAATTATGCCATATATAATCTGCTACATCAGAAAAGACTGAAGCAACATCTGTATCTGAACCTTCAGCACCAACCGCTTGCCATCTAGGCGTATTAGCAGTAGCATAAAAATTTAACATTTCTACAACAGGAATTATCCTATTGATTGTAAATGTAGGCATTCCCTGTTCCTCTAAAGAAACTTTTTCCTCATGAGTTAATTGATTATCATTAGAAAAATCATAACCTTTTTGATTTACATATTCCCATTGAAGTCTGTTATCTGTTTTAGAATATTCATATACCTGCTTTATTCTATCTGCTACTTTATCTTTTCTTTTCGCCATTAGTCTTTATTACCTTTAAATAATCTAGTTATAATGTCTATCAACGTCTGGTATGACTTGACAATACCGCGTTGTTCAATTTGCATTTTTTTCTGCTGGTCAATTAGCTTAACTATAATACCTTCTAATCTTCCAAATTTTTCATGTATGTCTTTAGTTAAATCCTTTTGGATGTATTGATTTTGTTTCCATATAAAAAAACCAAACGCCATAGCTACTGCCACAGGTATTCCAAACTTTTCTACTATCTCTATCGGATTCATTATATTTCAAGCCCTTTAACATACTAAATCTTTATACTTTTCTCCAAGTTAATATAATACTTATTATGCAATTACCCAAGACTTTGGTTTAGGAATCTTCTTAAAATATCTTTTCTTTTCCTTATCTTCACTAATACCAATAGGTGGGTTAGCATATTTACATGCATATGCCAATGCATCAATAGTATCGTCATGACCCATACGTGGTCCAAATGTAATTACCTCATGTTGTAAATCATATTGGTCTTTCTTTAAATGTATCTGACCAATTGCAAATCTTTGTGCTAATATCTCCTGTATCCTATCTCTCTTACTCATTCTAGTTCCAGGCTTCTCTTCTTTAAAACGCACAGAAAAATCATTCCTTCTTCTTGTCTCAGCTCTTAACGCCTGAAAAACAGGCTTAGACATAGTTGTATCTTCGACTACGAAAAGGCTCGGATGATATGTTTTTGAATAGTCAAACATATAATCAACTATTCCTTTTTTAGCTTCTCCAGGAATACCAAGTACAGGAAT